GGTCGGCGGGGGTAAGACGCTGCCCGCAATCCTCAAGATCAGGGAAATCGCCAAGGTGCAGGCGGCATCGCCTGACGGGGTGCGCCGGTCGAGGTTTGCAATCATCCGCAACACCGCGCCGGAACTGCGGACCACAACCGCGCAGACGTATCAGATCGTTTACCCGCCGGAGAAATACGGCGATATTGTCTGGCGATCACCAGCCACGCACAACTACGCGCCCGCCGGGTCTGACGTGCAGGCAGAGGTCAACCTGATCGCCCTGGATAAGCCAGCCGATGTTAAAAAGCTGCTTTCAATGGAACTGACGGCGGCATTCCTGAACGAAGCGCGCGAAATCCCGCGTGTTGTGGTCAGTCGCATGACTGAGCGTGTGGGCCGGTATCGCGTCAATGAGCGTGAAACCACATGGTCCGGCCTTTGGGGCGACTACAACGCGCCTCATGCCGATCATTGGCTTGCCGACTGGCACCTGAACAACACGCCGGAGGGCTTCAAGTTTCACCAGCAACCGCCCGCTGTGCTTGAGGTCAGGCCGCTACAGGGCGGCGGTGCCGAGGTCATCGACCAGAACTTTCCCGACTATCAGGGCCAGCGCTGGACCGATGCGGACGTGATGATCTGGTACAAGGGCCGGGCTAGGAAAGTGAATTGCCCGATTGAGATATGCGAGGCGGCGGATCGCTACTGGATCGTCAACCCATACGCCGAAAACCTGATTGCGCTGTCCCGCGTTGACAACACGGTCAACCCGATTGGTGCCCGATCCTACTATGGCCGGGCGCTGGCCGGTAAGCGTGTGGCTGAAATCCGTTCATACCTGCAAGGCGTTTATGAGTTTGTCAGCGACGGCAAGCGCGTGGTGCCGAACTACGACGACGACGCCAGCGCGGTGCCCGATCTGCAACCGATGAAGGAATTGCCGATTATGTTCGGAATGGACATTGGCGGCGGCACGCTGCAACCGGCGGCGATCTGGTTTCAGCGGCATCCAGAAGGCACATACCTCATCCTGGGCGAGACAATCGGGCGGGAAATGGGCACGGATCGCTTCAAGGACCAGTGCTGGCAAGACCTGAACCGCTGGTTTCCTGACCATGTGTCGCGCGGCAAGATCGGGCAGGGCTGGGGCGACCCGGCAGGCGAGGGGCGCGATGAGATATTTGAGGTCAAGGTGCTGGATTTCCTGCGGCGTGAGGGAAAATTCGACATTCGCCCGGCACCATCGCAGGATCCAAAGCTGCGCGCCGGGGCATGGGTGGCGGCCTGCGGTCGATCCATTCGAGGCAAGCCCGGCGTTCTGGTCAACAAGGAACGATGCCCGCAACTGCGCACCGGCCTGATGGGTGCCTGGCATTACAAGCGGGTTCAAGTGGCCGGGGAAGATCGCTACCAGGACAAGCCGGTCAAAAATGACGCATCGCATCCGTGTGACGGCGGCGGGTATGGCCTGCTGGGCGCGGGCGAGTATCAGGCGGCAGGCGGCAGAGTGAGCGTTGAGACAACGCAGGCGGTCATGGCGGATGGCGACTTTGATGTATTCTGAGGACGAAATCAGGGCCGAGGGCGACCGGGTTAAGTCGGCAATCCGGGCTTGCGGCAGGGTGGTTGATGTGAACGACGCCGCGCGGACCTTTGCGCCCGTGGTGGCCAAGCTGTCCAAGTCTGGCATCGACGGGCAAACGATGGTCATTCAAATCAAGAACCTGGCGGCCTATCGCCGCTGGGAAATCAGGAGGGATGAGTAATGCCGTTGAACCAACCCGATGAACTGAACCTCAAGCTGGATATTCCGACGCTCATGCAGGCTTGCAAGGGCAACGTCGATAACCTGCCTTCGTTCGTGGTTCACAACGATGACGTTTGGCCCGCGTGGCGTAAGACCATGCTGGACAGCAAAAACCGCATTCACATTCGGCGCAACTCGTTCAACGCCACGGTCGCGCTTCAGGTTCCGGTCAGGCCGGGCTTGTGGCTGCGCGTTGACGCCCAGCAATTCCACATTGATTTGGAACCGCATCACTTGCAGGGCGGCACCGAGGGAATGCACAAGGCCACGGATCACAAGCATTCGCGCGCCGTGGTGCAGGCCGACGATGACGGGCAGACGCCGGGGGATTGGGAATATGGCAAAAACCGCTCGACTATCTCGGAGCGTGACGGACGGAAAGGGCCGTCATTGGCTGATATCGAACATGCACGAAAGCGCGGCAAAGGAAGCATCGCAGTCGATATTACAGATTAGGCAAACGATCTATGCGCCCTACCAAGCGAGCATTCTTGAGGGCAATGCGCTGGTGGCGGGCTTCTGCGTCATGCCAGACGACGATCAGGGCAAAGGCTGGTTTGTCGGGTATCGAGGCAAGGCGCTCAGATCGGCGGCACAACTGCGGATCGGGCTGCGCTGGTGGCATCAGGTGCGGGCCGAATTCGATGAGGTTCACGCCTGGGTGCAAAGCGATTGGCCGGAAGCGCGGGCGCTGGCCGAGTGGGGCGGGCTGAAACGTGAGGCTGGACCAATACAGGGTATTTCGGGTATTGGTCTGGAAATGGACCTAATGGTGTGGAGAAAGTCAGATGGGAAGCATGTTCGGCGGCGGCGGAATGTCGCAACAGCAAAAGGATCAGATCGCCTCGTCCAAAAAGCAGACGCAGCAAAACATGGAAGATAGCGGGCGGTCCCAGCAACGGGCCGAACGCGGATCAAGCCGGGCGGGCAGTCGCGGCATTCTGATGGGCCTGCTGACCAAGGGACTTACCAACCGTCTTGGGAGCCAAGGTAACTGACGTGGCACAATGGTCAGTGAAAGAGGCGCAGCGCGAAAGCCACGCCGCCAAGAAGATCAAAGACCGGCGCGATGAACTCTATCGTGAAGGCGTTGAACTGACGGTTCCTGACCGCGAAAACTTCACCAACAACAATCCGAACGCCGACAAGGCGTCTTTCATCTGGGACAGCACGGCAGGCATCAACCTGATGCGCGCCGCCTCGCAGATGACGACCGACTACACGCCGAAAGATCAGGATTGGGCGCAGGTCAAGCCCGGCAAGCTGGTTGATGTGGCCGGGCCTGAGTACGTCAAGGAACAGACCGGCCAGACCGCCGATGATTTGAAGGCCACGCTGGCGGCAACCACGGCTTTTATCCAAGCGATCTGCCACGGCCCGACATTCCAGACGGCTTCGTTTGAAATGTATGTTGACTGGCTGATTGGTCAGGGCGGGCTGGATATCATCACCAACAACGTGTTTGCGCCGTCGCCGATCACCTTCCGGTCCATGTCGATTGCAACATTCGTCACGCGGGACGGGCCATTCGGCGTGGACCGCGTGTTCATGTGGCACGAAATGGACCCGCGCAAGATCCAAGTTGAATGGCCAGACGCCAAGATGCCGGATGGAATCACGCAGGCAATCGACAACGCCAAGCGCGATAATTCGCAGCCAAAGGACGTGAAGCTGTGCCAGTGTCGTTACTTCGATTATGATGAGCGCGGCGACCGCAAGTGGCGGCATGAGGTCTTTTGGTTCAACGGCAACTATCATGACGGCGGCTCGCGCGTGGTTGAGCGGATGCACTTGGGCAAGAAATGCGTGACACCGCGCTATTCTGCTATGGCAGGCGAGGAAATCGGGCGCGGCCCCGTCATCTTCGCCCTGCCCGATATCAGGACCGCCAACAAGATCGTTGAAATGACCCTGCGCGCGGCTGCTGTTGCGGTCGGCGGGATTTACACGCAGGTCCGTGACGGCGTTCTGTCGCCGATCAAGATCAAGCCTCTGGCCGTCATCAAGGTCGAGGCGAACGCGGGCGCGCGCGGGCCGTCTCTGCAACGCTTGGACACGCCGCAACAGATCAACTTTGGCGATGTGCTGCTGGAAAGGTTGCACGAAAGCATCAAAAAAGTTCTCGGGGATCGCAGCTTGCCGAGTGAATTGGGGCCGGTCAGGACCGCAACCGAATTCATTGAGCGCGTGCGCGAACTGGTGTCGGACCAGGCGGGCGGGATTGCGCGTCTGGATGGCGAATTCGTCACGCCGCTGTTTCAGGAAGTCATCGACGCGGGCGTTGACATGGGGATCGTCGGTCAGCGCGTCGTTATTGACGGGCTTTTGGTCGATGGTCGGATCAAGTCGCCTCTGGCTCAAACGGCTGCAATGCAAGAGGCGTCAACGCTGGTGCGCTTTGTGGAAATCGTTCAAATGCTTCTGGGACCGCAAGGGACCATGATGGCGCTGAACATGGAGCGCGTGGCAAAAGAGATTGCCCGCTTGATGGAAGTCGCACCACACATGATGAACACGCCAGAGGAAGCGCAGGCGATCATGAAAGGCATGGCGGCAGCGGTGGCGGCAGAGGGTGGCGGCGACCCTGTTCAGGCGGCAGAAATGGTGGGAGGCGAGGAGGGTGGCAACACAGTTTGACGAGGCGTTAGGGTTTGAGGCGTTCCAGGACGCGGCAGAGGAAGGCAAGGCGGGCCAGGGCGATAGCGCCGGGCCGCCGCGCGAGTTGTTCCGCATGGTGTTTGGATCGACCGAGGGGCGCGAGGTCATGGCCTACCTGTTCCGGCAGTTTGTCCACGGCCAGCGCTGGCAGCCTGGCGAGCCTATGGAATTTGGCGTGATGCGCGACGGTCAGGCCGCCGTGGTTTCACAGATGTCGAATTGGGCCTACGGGCCGTTACCGGAGGATGATTGATGACTGCGAAGAAACCAACCAACGCTGGCGTCGCAAAGGTTGACGAAAAGGCCGCCGGCCAGGCCGCAATGGCCGAGAAGGCCGAGAAAGCGCAAGCCGATGCCGATCAGGTCTATCATGGCCTGGCTCTGCGGCGGATCAGCGGCGGCAGTGAGCGGCGCTGCAACCGGGCGCGGCACAACCTGGCATCGGCGATTGACGCCTATGCGGCTGAAATGGACCGGCAGGTCTACAAGGTCGATGAGGACGGCAAGCGCGCGGAAGGCTGGCGCTGGCTGGATGAAGTGCGCGATTTCAAGGAGCGCTTGGCGGGCGTTCACAACCAACTGAACGGGCTGCGCCAGTCAATCCGCGCGGATCAAGACTGAGGAAGGGTCAAACGATGAGCGGCAAAGATGAATGGATGATCTGGTGCGGGGCGCAAGGTGTGCGCCCCGTTGCCTTTTTCGGTGATGACGACGGCGAGGCTGAGGGCGACGGTGGGGAAGGCGACGACGACGGCGCTGCACCGAAGGGTTCGCTGTCTGAAATGCTCGACCACGCAAGCGACGGCGAGAAGGACGGCGACAAAGGCGAGGCAGACGGCGATTGGTCTAAGATAGCGGCCAAGCTGGGCGTTGACGCGGAACACATCGGCAAAACGCCAGAGGACACGGTGAAGGCCCTACAGGGCCGGATCAAAGGGTTTCGGGACCAGATCGGCAAGGGCAAGAAGGCGGGCGAAGTGCCCGAAACTGCCGAGGGTTACGAAATCGAGGCAGACGGCGAGGACGATATTGTTGCGCCTTACCTCAACGCCGAGGAAAACACGCCGATCCTGAATGCGTTTCGTGAGGCGGCACTGGCGCGCGGCATGGACAAGGGGCAATTCGCCGGGTTCCTGCGCGATGGACTGTCGGCGGCGCATGATGGCGGGCTGATTGATCTGCGCGATGGCGACACAGTGATTGCCGAAAGCGCGCAACAGGAAATGGAAACCCTGAGCGAACAGATTGGCGCGTCCGAGGCCGTCGATATGGCGAATTCGGTCATCAACTTCGGCAAGGAACTTGTCGATCAGGGCACGATCCCGAAGGAATGGCAGAACGAATTCAACGTGATGTGCGGAACCGCAGAGGCAACGCAGATCATGTATAACATCATGACGGGCAAAATGGGTCTCAAGGCGCAACCGCATGGCGACCCGATCAAAGGGGCGAAATCCGTTGATGATGCAAATGACGCCTATCGCGCGGCGCTGGCCATGAAGCCTGGGGCCGAGCGGGATACAGCGGTGCGGGCTGCGGAAAAAGATGTGCAAAAGGCAAACGCGCATTTGGGCCAGGGAACGTCCGTCCCGCTTGAACTTTGATGCGTTCCGCGCCTATTGTGCGCGCACCTCTCCTAACTGTTACTTCAATCCCGGCGTAAAAACCGGGCTTGCTTTTTGTTTGCTACCTGCTGCATAACGTTGCCCAAGACGCAGACCCGCGAGTTTCGGCACCCGGCGCACTAGCGATCAAGGCCCGTCACAACTCAAGGCACTCGGTCAATCCCGAATGTAACCTTGATGGAGTGACGAAAATGTCCACCACACTTTCTGTTGCAGCGATTGCGGCGTTTGGCCAAGAGGTCAAGCACGCCTACCAGGATCGCCCGAAACTACGCGGCACCTGCCGGGACCGTCGCGGCGTGAATGCAGCAACATACCGTTTCCCTAAGCTGGGCGCTGGCATCGCAACGCGGCGTTCGCCGCAAACCGACGTTGTGCCGATGAACCTGGTTCACACCAACGCCACGGTGACGCTCGAAGATTGGAACGCCGCTGAATACACCGACGTGTTCAACCAGGCGAAAACCAATGTCGATGAGCGTTCCGAACTGGCGCAATCCATCATGCTGGCTATTGGGCGGCGTGAGGACCAGCTTTTGATCGACGCGCTCGAAGCCTCTGCCACCACGTTGACCGTTGCCGAAAGCATCGGCGGCGCGAACACCAGCGTGAACGTGGACAAGCTGCGCCGCGCGTCGCGCCTGCTTGGCGACAATGGCGTTGAAGAACAGGGCATGACCTACGTTGGTTCGCACTACGGCAAGGAAAGCCTGCTTGGCGAGACCGAGGCCACGAGCCAGGACTACAACGCTGTTCGCGCGCTGATGACCGGCGAAATCGACACCTTCATGGGCTTCAAATTCCGCTGGATCGCATCGCGTTCCGAGGGCGGGCTTGACCTAACGTCGAACATTCGCGCCAACTTTGCTTATGCACATTCCGCGATGGGCTGCGCATCCGGCACAAACAACCGGATGGAAATCAACTACATTCCGACGAAAACCTCGCACCTGGCCAACTATCTGTTCAGCGCCGGATCGACTGAGGTTGACGCCGGGGGCGTGGTTGACGTGTCCACTTACGAAGCCTGATAGGTGGCGGCCTTCGGGCCGCTGCTTTCACACTTAATTGGAGGCCGGGAAATGGCATTCACTATCGTAAATCTTGAAAACCTGGCTGGCAGTGGCGGCGGTCGGAAAATCTTTTCGTATGCCACGACTGCGGACAACAAGGCTGCCGTGAAGGGTGCGGGGTACTTCAACGAAGCCGCCGGTCTGCTGACCGTGGGCGACCGGATTGCAATTCACTGCACTGATGCAGATTTTGACTGCCACGTGTCGGCGATTTCGGCGGGCGTGGTGACTATTGCCGCCGTGGATGCGTTCGCCTGATCCGGTTCACGTTTCGGGCGAGGGATAGGGGCCGGGCGGGGAAACCTGCCCGGCCTTTTGAATAGAAAGAGACCGCAATGGCCGACGATCAGTTTGATGTATGTTCCAAGGCGCTTGGTTTGATGGGCGAGGAACCGATTACCAGCTTCGAGGACGACACTGCCCAGTCAGAGCAATGCGGCCTTCATTATGAAATGTTCATCCGTTCGCTGATGATGGCGAAAGACTGGTATTTCTTGCGCAAGCGGGCCGATCTGGTCGAAGATGGCGCGGCGGTTCCGGTGAATGAGTGGACGCGGGCGTTTCTGCTGCCGAGCGATGCACTGGGGCCGCCGGTCGCGATGGACCGCACTTGGCGGGGTTCTTTTCGTCATCGACCGGCGCAAGCCCGGTGGTCGAGGGGTGGGAAATCTCAGGCCGTCACCTTCTGACCGACGCGACGAGCGTCACGGTGCGCTACGCGGCGCGCGTCAATGAGGGGCTGTGGCCAGCATACTTCGAAAGCCTGGCCGTGTGGGGGCTGGCGGCGGAACTGTGTGTGCCGATCACCGAAAATGGTGCGCAGGCTGAGCGCTTGCACGTCAAGGCGTTTGGCAATCCGTCCGATAGCGGCAAGGGCGGTATGTTCATGAGCGCAGCCCAGGCCGATGAGGTAGGTCGCCCGACTGAAAGCCTGCTGGACGACAGCGACCCGATGACCGAGGCGCGCTTTGGTCACTACGGCGGGCGGGGATACTATTAATGCCGGTTATGCGCCACACTCAGCATTCGCTGGCCGCAGGCGAGTTGCAGCCCGACGCCTGGGGGCGTGAGGATATCGGGCCGTTCTACAATTCCGCGCGCATTATCGAGAACATTACGTCGCTTGCGCAAGGCCGGTTTGGCCGACGCGAGGGAACGCGGCACAGTTACCCGCAACGCGGGGCACTGTCTCAGGTTGACACGACGGCAAGCGGCACCTGGACCGCGACCAGCGGCGGCACTGCGGGGAACATTGACGACGACGACGAGGCAACGGCGCTGTTGACGACAACCAGCGTGGGCACGACCGACGACTATGTGATTGCGCACCTTGATTTCGGGTCGGCCCAAGAGGTCGATTTTGTCGATTTCACCGACCTGCAATTCACGACGCTGCCCAGCGGCATCACCAGCGCCAGCATGGAGTTGCATTATTCGACCGACGATGCGGCATGGAGCGTGGCGGCCACGATCAACGTGGGGGCCACGGCCTATGATCGCCGGTTTGCTGCCGCGCCCGATGCGCACCTGTTCAATGCCCGGTATATGCGCCTGGTCCGCGCCGGGACCGATGATCTGGACACCGCCAAGGTGCAGTTTACAGAGGCGCGCGTGTGGACCGAGGCCAGCCAGTCGGACAGCGGCGCGACGCTGGGCGCGATTTCCGAGCATGAGATTGCGACCGAGCGCGACGCGCAATTCAAGATCATCCTGACCGCCCTGAATGCCGACGTGTTCAACTCGGTGACGGGCGCGTTTGTTGCCGCGATTGCCATTCCGCACACGGAAGCGCAGATTGACGCGATCAATTCAACCGCCGACCTTGATACAATGGTTCTGTTTCACCAGGACGTGCATCCGTTTGTGGTGCAGCGCCTTGATGATGAAAGCGATTGGCGCGGCGGAAATTATGAATTCGACACGATTGTTGCCTTTCCATTCGATGACGCGACAACATACCCGGCACAAAACGAGGTCCAGATTGCGGACTTCCAAAGCATGTCCAATAACGACGAGTATGTGATCGAATTCGCGGGCGAACGCACCGACACAATCACATGGTCAAACACTTCATCGACCAACATGACGCGGATCAAAAACGCAATCGAAAGCCTGCCGCAGTTTTCCAGCGTCACAGTGACGGACAAGGGCAATAGCGATTATGAGTATGAATTCGACGGCGACGACGCCGGGCGGTCAATCGCGGTTTTGATCTTCGACCTGGCGACCGGCGGGGGCAACGCCAACGTCACGCGGATGCAGAACGGCAAGGCGGCGACTGATGATCTATGGGGCGCAGACCGGGGCTATCCGTCTTGCGGCGCGTTCCACCAGGGCCGGTTCTGGCTTGGTGGCTTCAAGGCCCGGCCTGGCGTTCTGGCGGCAAGCCGGGCCGGTGATGTGGCCGACTTCCGCGAGGAACTGGACCCGGTGGCCGCCTCGCCAATCGTTGTTGAGCCGCGCGTTGACGAGGAAGTGACGGTTGAGCGGATCGTGTCGGGCCGTCACCTTCAACTGTTCACATCGGCGGGCGAATTCTATACGCCAACGGAACCGATCACGCCCGACAACGTGGCGTTCAAGAACACGTCGCGCCATGGCGTGAGGCCCAACACCCGCACCGCAGACGTGCAGGGCGCAACGGTGTTTGCGGACGCATCCGGCACGGCGCTGCGCGAATATCTGTTCGAGGACAACGAGCAATCCTATTCCGCCGAGCCGATTTCACTGCTGGCCGGTCATCTGGTTTCCGATCCTCTGTCGCTGGCGCTGCGCCGGGCGCAGAACGCATGGACGCCGACAATGTTGCTCGTGGCCAACAGCGGCAACGATGAGGCGGGCGACATGGTGCCAGCGGCGCGCGTGGTGATTGACCGTGTGCAATCCGTCGCGGCCTTCCTGCGCATGACGACGCGCCTGGGCACATTCAAGGCATTTGTCGCCACGCGATCCAGCCTGGCATCGGCGGTTGTCTATCGCACCCTGGCCGGGAATGCCTGGAACTACATCGAACTGTTTGACCCGGACTGCCTGAATGATTGCTCAACCTTCATCGACAATCCCGACATTGAGGACTTTGACGCCTCTGCCGATCAAACAGTGTTCACCTACACATTCACATCGCCAACCGAGGAAGGCGATATGCTGGTCATGTTCGAGGAAAGCGGTGTTTATCGCCCGTTGTCGGCGAGCGATTACACGCTGGACTTGAGCGCGAAAACTGTGACCTTTGCCGTTGGTCGCAGTGAGGGCGACGCCATTCGTATCCTTCCAAGGATGGCGTCGCTCGACCTTTCCGACGTGGCCGAGCGCTTTGAGGGCATTGAGGTACAGGTGAACAATGACGGCAAGAGCGTGGGGCGGTTTACGCCGTCCAGCAACACGATAGACCTGGGCGAATTCCGTGTGGATCAACAGGCCGAGGTCGGGCTGTTCATGGTGCCGCGTCTTGAACTGCATCCGCCGAAGGGCAAGGGCGAAACGTCGCCGACAATGCAGAACATGCGAATTTTCCGGGCGCTGATTTCGTTCTATCGCACCGCGACTTGCACCATTGGCATCGGCACTGGGCCGCAACGGACGGTGCCGCTGCAACGCTGGGGCGCGTTAGATGTGGACCCGGTGGCCGACGACTTGAATTTCACGGGCACAAAGCGGATCAGCGGCCTGCGGGGCTGGGCAGTTGAGCCGACACTTGTTTTAACGCAAAGTGAGCCGGGGCCGTGGGCAATCCGGTTTATCACTTATGACGCGAGGTTTTGACCATGGCGACAATGTTTCTCGCTATCGGAAAAGGGATCGGCGCGCTTGGCGCGGCGGGGGCATCGGCGACGGCGGGGGCATCGGCGACGGCGGTTGCCGGGCCGGTCGGCGCGGCCTCGCTGGGGCTGGCAAAGGGCCTGTCCGTTTTCCGGGCGCTGACCACAATTGCGGCGGGGGTATCCGCCAACCGAGCGGCGCAAGATGCGGCCAACGAAGCCAGTGTGACCGAAGCGCAGGAGGGGGCGGCAGGGTCCGCCAATCAGCGCAAGCTGGCCAAGGAATATGAGGCGCTGATTTCCGAGCAACAGGTTGTGCAGATCGCCAACGGGGTCAATCCGGCAGTGGGCACGGCCCGGCAAATTCGTGAGGCCACCAGCGCCGAGGCCGGGCGCGATCTGAACACCAACCGCAACAACTACCAAAACCGAATGCGCCTTGCGCGCCGTCGTCGCCGGGGGCTTTTGAGCGAAGGCCGCGCGGCGCTGCTCGGATCGTTTGGAACCGGCGCGGGCATTCTGGCAAAAGGAGTGAGCGATTATGGCTAATGTCCGTCGCTATGGCCCGTCCCGCGTTGACCCGATGGTGCAGGGGCCGCAGCCCGTTCTGGACGGCGAAGCGCGGGCCATGGCTGGCTTCGCAAGCGTGTTGGGCGCTGCATCCGATTTTCTGCGCCCGGCGGCTATGGAGGTTCGCAAGCGGCAAGCCGAAACCGATCTGCTGGGCGAGGTCGAAACCGGCGGGCCGTCCTGGGAAGTGCGATCACAAGAGGCCGCCAGCGCGGGAACCATCGCAGGGCTTGATGCACGCCCGGTGCAGGGGCCGAACCTGCCGACTGCGCAGAAACCGCCCAGGCCTAAAGCCCGCCCTAACCTCGCTCAGGGGGCCGCAGGGGGTGGTGCCGCGCCGGTCACGGCGGCCAATGCGACGTTTATCCTGCCGGGCTTCCTGGGAATGGGCGACAAAACGCCGGGGGCCAGGCGAAATCGCGGGCTGACAGATGAATACATGGCGACGGTTTCGGCGATTGTCGCCGGATCGCTGGGCAAGGGCTGGGACGTGCGCGTCAAGTCGGGCGGTCAGTATTCCGAAAACCAGCTAAAACAGATGGCGGCTGCGCGGGGCATCACGAACCCGGTGGATATCGCCAAGTTTGTCAATGCGCGCCGCACCGGATCAACCCGGCACGATGTACACGATCACGGGAAATCGGGCACGGCTGACTTTGTGCTGAGCTACAACGGCAAAGATGTTACGCCCGATCAGAATAAAAAAGCCTACGCCAAACTGTTCCGTGCCGCTGCACCATATTTTCCGGGCATTGGGCATTATGGCTGGGGCGTTCACATTGGCGGCGGCAATGAAATGTTTTGGGGGCCGAACACACGCGGCCAAGATCACGATGAATTCAACGGCGACCTGACACTTTTGGCCGCCGTCCGCGAGGGCCGAGCGGCGGGCGGGCGCAAGTATGGGCAAACCCGCGTTGAGGTCGGGCCGGTGGCCGCTGGGCCTGACGGCAATTTCATTCCGCAAATGCCGGATATGGAACTGGTATCGACGGGGGGCGCATCATTCGAGCGCCGCTTGCCGTTTACCTATTATGACGCTGCATTCAACGAGGCCGCAGAGCGCGTGATTGGCGCGCGGGCGCGGCAGGCGCTTTATTCCGGGGCCTCTATTGCTGCGATGGAAGCGGGCGGCGACCTGGGCGCGCTCAATCAACAGATGGACGCCCTACGCTCGCAGGTCATGGGTGATCTTCCCGCGTCGATGACCGGCCTTGCAATCGACATGGAAACCGAATTCGAAACGCAACGCGGCGTGGCGGTGCGGCAGGCAATCGGGCAGATCGAGAAAAAGACGATTGCCGGGCAAACCGAAGCCTTCAACATGGCGGTCGATGCGGCAAACGAACAAGCGCAATGGCTGGCTCTGTCCGGTGCCAGCACGTCGGAAATCCAGGGGCACCTGGTCCGCACACAGCGCCAGCTTGCGCAATTCGGGCCGCGTGAGGCGTTCACCTTCAACGGTGTGGACTACCCTGCTGATCGGGCGCGCGCGGGGATCATGAGCGTTGCGCAGATGGGCGCGCAAATGCAGGCGATGGGTGACGCTTCGGCAGAAATGATGATCCGGGGGGATTTCGAGAGATCGACCGCCAAGGGCGCGTTTGTCTCGGAAATGAGGAAAGAGATTTTCGCGGGCCGGTCGCCCCTGCCGCCGGGTCAGGCGCTTCAACTGCTGGGCCAGCTTGAGGTCGGGGTGCGGGCAGAACAGGCGCAGAAGGAAGCGGCGGCGCGGGCCGCTGCCGCCACGCTGAAAAAGCACACGACGGAAACGATCAACCCCTACGTGTCGATGACCGAAGCCGGTGCGCCGATTGCCATTCCCGCCGAGGAACGGGCCGCGATCCTGGCCGATCTTGAGGGCTACCCGGCATTGCAGCGCGAAGCCGAGGTTGCATTCGCCACGGCTGACGCTGCCGTTGCCACGCACGGCATGACCGGCGGGGAACTGAGCGCGTATATCAACAGTCAGAAAACCCAGCTTCAAGCCGCTGCCGAGCGCGGCGAAATAGATGACGAGGCAACCGCCGTCATTCTTCAACTCGAACATAAGCTGAAAGAACTTCAAAAGGGCATCACCGCCGACATGACAGGCGTGAACACAATTCTGGATGCAACGGTGGAGGGCACGGTTCTTGATGAAATTGACTGGGCCGGAATGGAGGCGCAGGCCGCAGGCAAGCCGGAATTGCTGGAACAGATCGCCCAGGCAAAAACGGTTTATGATACAATCGGCGATATGACCGACCTGACCGCCGATCAGCGCGATGACGCGATGACGGCAATTCAGGAACGGCTGAACGATCTGGCCGCCGAGGGCAAGGGCTACGGCAAAGAGGGCGTGTTCATTGGCGAGGTTCTGGGCAAGCTGGACGAGTGGAGTACCAACTTGACGGAAATGGCGCGCAGCGACGCCACGAGTTTCGCCAAGGCCAAGGGGATCGAGGTTATCCCGCTGGACGGTGAAACGACTGGCGACCTGGGCGCGCAGGTTGCGCAGCGTGTGCTTGATGTGAGCCTTGCCGCCGAGGGTGAGGGCGTTTTGACGCCGGTTCCGCTGGACGCCGCCGAAAAGACACGGCTCAAAGGATTGTTGGACGATACCGAACTGTCGGCAACAGCGCGCATTGAATTCCTGGAAGGGCTGGCAGAATTGCCGATGGAACAGTCAACGGCGGTTCTGGAAGCGCTGGGCGGGAATGGCATGTACGCAATCGCCGGTTCAATGGCGCGGCTGGGCCGGACGCAGGATGCGGAGGTCATGCTGTTTGGGACCGAAAGCGACCTGACCATTCCGAATAAAATCGACCGGCACACTATCAGGCAAGAGGTCGCGGGCGCGGCGATTGCGGCTGGCTACTTCGCTGTCGGCACCCTGTCGCGCGTTGAGGATATCGCGGAGCATTACGCGATTGGCTTTGCGGCGCGGGATAACAAGGCCGAGGTCGAAGATAAGCACATGCAGATGGGCTACGAGGTTGCATTCGGCATGGACAGCGCGACCAAGGCGGGCGGTGTTTACAATAGCAACTTTGGCCCGGTTATTCTGCCCGATAAATGGACGACCGAAGTGTTCAACAATGCGATGGGTGTGGCGAGCAACCCGCAGTTTTTGGAAATCGGATTGGGTGCCCAGCCGTTTGACACCTACGGCAAGCCAATTCCGTTTGGGCAATTCATGGGCCTGGTTGGCCAGATGAACCCGGTGCCGGGCAATCAGTACAAGTTTTTCCCTGCCGATGATTTTGGCAACACGTTTATTTATGAGGACGGATCGACGGTTGAACTTGACGTTTCGCGCCTTTGGGCGCTTGGGCGTGGCCAGTGACGGATTGGATTAAAACAGCCGCACCGCGCGGGCAGGTTGCCGATCTGAGCGGCGGGGCTGGGCTGTTGTCGTCCATCGGTGCCAGTTTTGGGCTTGAGGCACCAATGGATGCGCGGCGTGACGAAAAATTCAACCAGTCGGCATACGAGGAATACCTTGATTTCGCATTTGACAACTGGCCAGAAGATCAACCGATTGACCCACTGTTGGACCTTGAGGACCGCCTGGGCCTGTCTGCCTTCGATGATGGTTCCGCGCCTGACATGGGCGACGTAAGCGGCGACCTGGGCGCGCTTAATGAAATCCTGACGCGGGGGGGCGTCGAGGTTCCAGAGCAATTTGGCGTTACAGCGGTGCAGGAAAGCCGCAACGACAAGGCGGAAAGCGATCTGGAACTGCGCGAATTCCAGGAACGGCGCATTGGTGCCGCTGGGCCGGTCGCTGGAACCGCCGGGGCCTTGATCGGTGGCTTTGGCGCACAATTCACGCACCCTGAAAACCTGGCCACGCTGGCAATCGGCGCACCTGCCCGAATTGGCTTTTGGGGTACGCTGGCGATTGAAAGCGCGCTGAATGCTGGGATTGAGGCGGGAATAACGCCGAGCCGCAACGCCTATCTCGAAGCGATTGGCGATGAGCCGGAAAGCGTTTGGGTCAATGCCCTGTTTGGCGCGGCCTTTGGTGCTGGCTTTGTGGCGCTGTTCAAGGGGCCGGGGGCACTGATCCGCACGCTCAAGGGGGGCGGCACGCCAGAGGAACGCCGCACCCTTGCCAAAGGCTTGCAGGACACCGGGCGCGCGGACGCTCAAGCTGTGGGCGCACGGATTGCCCGTGATCTGGACGATGCCGCAGCCGCAGCAACCGAAACCGATGTGCTATCGGCGGGCGAGGCGCGTCAGCGTGAGACGCGCGCGGCGGTGGGCGAGCCGCAACCGGACAGGCCGATCTTTGACACGGCACCTGGCGGGGCGCTGCTGTATGGTGCCGTCGATGAAGTCAGGGCCGCCGATCTGAAAATAATGCCGGGCCAGTTTCAATTCAAAAGTGATGCTGACGCTTCCGGGGTAACGGACAAGCTGCGCAATGATCCTGAATGGGACAACAGCCTGTCGGGCCGGGTTATCGTCTACGAATTCAAGGACGGCACCCGCGCGATTGTGGATGGGCACCAGCGCGTCAGCCTTGCGCAACGGATAATGAAGCGCGATCCATCCCAGGATATCCGCCTGCTGGCCGAGGTCTTGCGGGAAAGCGACGGCGTGTCGGTCGAGGCCGCGCGTGTGGCGGGCGCGATCAAGAACATTGCGGAAGCCGCAGACGGGATGACGGCGGCCATGGCACGCGATGCAGCCAAGGTCTTGCGCGTTGCGCCAGAGGTCATTGAAAATCTGCCTGTCGGGCCGGGAACGATTGTCGCCACGCACCTGACGCGGTTGAGTGACGACGCATTCGGGCTGTTCATCAACGAGGTTGTGCCGCAAAACTTTTCCGCTGCCGTTGGCCGCATGGTCGAGGACAAGGCGCTGCACCTGCCGATCATGCGGCTGCTGGAACGCCTGAAACCCGCGAACCTGGCGCAAGCCGAAAGCATCATTGACCAAGCCCTGAACGCGCCGCGCACAAAGGAAGTCACTTCCGATCTGTTTGGGGAAAGCGTCACGACCGAAAGCCTGTTCGCGGAAAAGGCCAAGGTGCTGGACCGCGCTCTGCGCATTCTGGGCGAGGACAAGGCGACATTCCGCACCCTGACCGAGCGGGGCGACCGGATCACGTCGGCGGGCGAAAACCGGCTGGACCAGGCGTCCAATGCGGCGATAAGGCAAACCACGGAAACCGCGATGGCGCTGGTCAAAAAACTGGCGCACCGGGCGGGACCGATTTCGGAGGCTCTGAACGATGGCGCGAAAAGCTACAAAGACACCGGCAAAATCAAAGACGCAGCCCAAGCCGTCGCCGATGCTGTCCGACGAGGAATTGAACGAGGCGATCTTGACGGGGCTACAGGCAGCCGCGCAGGACCGGATGGCGATAATCAAGGCCAGAGCGCTCAAGCACCTGACCACAACGCCGCCGTCGGGGAACGAGGCAGCGAGGCGCAACGCGAACAAGTAGCGGCGAACCCGATCCGCGATACAGTCGAGCCGGAAGGGGGGCAATCCGCTGATGAAGTGGTGGCCGACGCCGAAGATGCTTTGAACGAGGTTCGCGCCGATTGGGAAGCACTAGAAGCCGAGGTTGAGGCGGGCACCGCTGGAGACAACAAGCTAGATTTGTACATGACGTTGAGCGCGGCCCTTAGCGATGCGCGGCGCGTTCTGGCCGATGCGTTGGCGGCGACGGGTATGCCTGCCCGCTTGGAAACCCGCAATGGCAAGTTAAAAGCGCTTGTCGGCCCTCGCATGGATGGCCAGCCCGGCGCGCGCATTACTTATCTTGACGATAAGGGTCCGAGCGGCGACACGCACCACGATAGTTTCCAAGCTGCCTACAGGGACGCGCTTGACCAGGGGTATGAAAAGGTAGTTAGACCGATTGCGGACGAGCCGCGCGAGGCGTTTCAGGACGATAGCGACCTCCTGTCCGATCTGGCTGCGATTGTCGAAACCGGCATCGAGCGCGAGGTTATCGACAATCATCCGGCGGTGGTGCAAGCGCTGGAAGACATGGCAGCGCGCCCGGAAACCCGCGACGCGCCGGGCTACGACAGCGACGATTGGCACGCAACGCGGTCTTATGATTTCGATGGCGAAACCGTCACCGGCACCGCCGAGGCCGTGCCGCGATGGGTCGCCAAGGCGCGCGAGCAAGCGGGGGAAACAGGCCAGGACCGCACGGCCACGATTGTTCTGGGGCCGCCTGCCGCCGGGAAATCCACGGTTGCCAATAAGATCGCGAAGGCGCAGCGCGCGGCAATCATCGACCCTGACGACATTAAGGCAACCCTGCCCGAATATGACGGCGGCATTGGCGCGAATGCCACACATGAGGAAAGCAGCGATCTTGCCAATGCCCTGATGGATGGCATGATGGCCGAGGGCGAAAACCTGGTCATTCCCAAGGTCGGCGGCAATGAGGCAAGTATCGCCAGGGTTATTGCAAAGCTACGTGAAGCAGGCTATGTTGTCCGTGTGGCGAGCATGGCGGTTGAACCAGCCGAAGCCTACCGCCGCATGATCCTTAGATTTGTGAATACCGGGCGCTTGATCGCGCCGGAGTATGTGGACGCAGTGGGCGATAAGCCTGCCGCGGTGTTCCGGTCATTGCGCGACCAGGACGCTGCGGACGGCTTTGCAGAAATCGACAACAACGGGGGGATAGATGACCCAAAAGCAATCAGCGAAATCCAAGGGGAAAACCCATTCGACGGGACCAGCTTCGGCCTACCTGCGGCGCGAACTGAACCCGGAGCCGGAACCGAGCCAGGCAATGCGCGAGGCGGTGTCGAAGGGCCTGAAGTTGGCGAACGCCAAACCGACCTAGAGGACTTGATCGCCGAGCGCGATCCAGACAACCCCACATTCAAGGACTTGTTTGATACCATGCCGGGCGACCGGCTGGACGATGCGGGCGATGTTGTGTTTGAAAAGCGCAACCCGAACGACGTTGCGGCAGAACTGGATGAAATTGACGAAACGCTAGACATTGCAGAGGTTTGCCTGAAATGAGTTTTGGTGACTGCATCCGCCGCGCCGTCGATGACGGGCACATTCCACCAGAGCGCGCGCGCGAACTATTGGAGGAACACGCAAGCGAGGCCGCCGACATGGGCGCGGCCATGGGCGACGTGCAGGCCGACGCGGCTGCGGCGCGGGCGATCCTCGACCGGACACGCCAGGAAACATTCCAGCGCCGTCGCCGCACGGGCCTGACGCGATCAACGCTCAAGCGCCGCACTGATGAACTGTCAGAGCATCGCACCCTGACCGGCAAGATCAACCCGGCGGCGGCACTGTCTGCAATGGTGGAGGATCCAAGCGGCACCTATGCCGGGCAAACCATGACCGGGCAGTATCATGCCGTCCGATCCTACCTCAAAGGGCCGATGAGCGAGGCCATGCGGACATTCCGCCGCAATGCCCTGACCATGCGCCGCAAAAAAGCGCTGATGATGGACACGCTGCGCGAGGTATTCGGCGAGGAAACGGGCGACGCCCAGGCCAAGGGCTTTGCTAAGGTGTGGGCCGACACCGCCGAGCGGGCGCGCACCAGGTTCAACGCGGCAGGCGGCGATATTGCCAAGCTGGCGCGCTGGAACATGCCGCAATGGCATGACACGAATAAGGTGCGGGGTGCCCGGCCCGGCGAGTGGGCCGACGCGACCGACGGCCTGCTTGATTGGGACGCGATGGCCGAGCGCGACAATGGGGGCGTTCCCTATAGCGCCGCAAAGCGCCGGGCAATACTGGATCGGGTCAACGAAGATATCCGCACCGACGGCCACGCCAGCCGCAACCCGACCGCACACGCGGGCCGGGGCATGATGGCAAAACGCCGATCCGATCACCGCTTTCTGATCTTCAAGGACGCGGATAGCTGGGCGTCCTACAACGAGCAATTCGGCGGCGGGGCCGATCCTTTCGACACAATGCTGCGGCATCTGGACAGCATGGCGCGCGATATTGCCATGATGGAAGTGCTAGGGCCAAACCCGACGCATTCATGGGCCTGGCTCAAGGATGGCGCGCGGGGCATCGCGGCACGATCCGGCGAAAAGGATGCGCTCAAGCTGTTTGAAAAACGGCTCTATCAGGCCGAAAGTAAGTTTCGGCTGTTCACCGGGGAAACCAACGTGCCGGTCAACGAGCGGATGGCGGCCACAATGGCGGCAACCCGCAACTGGCTTTCGGCGTCTCTGCTGGGCAAGGCGGTGATTTCTTCGATCTCGGATTTCAACTCGCAGCGTGTTTCTGCCAAATTCGTCGGCGTGGGGCAGTTTCAATTTCTGAGTGACTTTGTGCGACTGGCAGCATCCGGGGCCAATCGTGAGGCGGCGGGCGACCTGGGGCTGATCCTGTCCGTCGGACTGGACTATGGCGCGGCTGCCGCGCGGCATGACCTGGAAGATATGGTTATGAAGTCGAGCGCGGGCATTGCCGAAAGCGTTATTCGTATGTCCGGCCTTGGCTTCCTGACCGAAACGCACCGGACGGCGGCGGGCACGTCGCGGATGCGGGCATTTGCTGCCGCGCGTGATAAGGGCTGGGGCGAGTTGGACCCGCGTCAACGCCGGTTTCTGCAAAAGATGGGGCTGACCGAAGGCGATTGGGACTTGATGCGCGCGGGCGACATGGACGACTTCGCCGGGCTTGAGGTTATGGGCATGAACGCGGTGCGCAAGGCGGCGGGCCAGGAGGCGGCTGATCGCTGGATGGCGGGCATCTATCGCGACATAGAGTTTGCGGTGCCCAGCGCGACGATATCAGGCCGGGCGGCTGTTATCGGGCAATCGAAACCCGGCACACTGACGGGCGAGACGGCGCGGGCCGTGTTTCAGTTTCGCAGTTTTTCCCTGACGGTTCTGATGACGCACGTTGCGCGGTCGGTTTCCGAGGCATTCGACGGGCGACCGCTGACGGCGGCGAACTATGCGGCGCAACTGCTGATCTGGAACACAATTCTGGGCGGCGTGGCCATACAGTTGAAAGAGATTGCAGCGGGCCGCGATCCAAAGGACATGACGACGGCCAAATTCTGGGTCGCGGCAATGGCTCAGGGTGGCGGGCTGGGCATCTTCGGGGATTTCATTTTTACGGATCACAACCGCTTTGGCGGCGGGCTGGGCACAACGCTGGGCGGGCCGACGCTGGGGCTGGGCACCGATATTGTTGGGGCGACGCTGGGCAATGTGCAGAACGTGGTGCGCGGCGAGGAAACCAACGCGGGCGCAGAGTTTGTGCGACTGGGCCGCAACTACACGCCGGGCGGCAACCTTTGGTTTGCCGATATGCTTTGGGAACGGGAGGTTATGGACCGTCTTGAAGATATCCTGAACCCGGATGCAAGCCGATCCTTCCGGCGAAAAAGGAAGTCCGCGCGTGACTTTGACACGCAATTCTTTTATCCACCAGGTGCGGCAACTGGTGGCGGGCGGTCGAGCATTCGGCTTCCCGATCTGAAAAACGCTCTAGGCGACGGGGGCCGATAATGGCGCACACTGAAAACAATATGCAGGTCGGGCCGTCGCTTCTGGCGAACGGTGTGGACACAATCGGGCTTGATTTCTACTTCGCCGCCAATGCGGAACTGGTGGTTTACAAGCAAGGGTCTGACACGCCGCTGGTGCTTGATACCGATTACACGGTCACGGGGGCGGGCACGTCGTCGGGCGTGGTGACACTGACAACGCCAGCGGACGGATCGACATATTACGCGGTTTTGTGGGCGGATAGCGTTGAGCGGGCCAGCAATATCGGATCACGCGCGGGCTTCACTGCCAGCTTGTTCAACAATGCGATGGATCAGGTCTATCGGCATTTGTCGCGGTTGCTGACTAAGTTTGACCGGGCGCTGATGGTTGAGCCGACTTCGGAAGCCGTGACAACCAGCGTGGGCCGGGCGACAGATCGGGCGTCCAAGTATCTCAAATTTTCCGCCGATGGGCTGGACCTTGAGACGACGACGGGGCCGAGCGACGGGGCAGATGGTGCTGACGGGGCAGACGGCAGCGACCCCGGTTTCCTCTACCTGTTCGATACCGGCACCGCTGCGGCTGGTATTCCGGGCGGTGACATTCGTTTCAACCATGCGACCGTGGCCAGCGTCACTGAAATTTTCATTGCTGACGCGGATAAGAGCGCTGCCGATCTTTCCAGTTTTGTCAACGCTTGGGACGTAGGTGAGTTGATCGTTCGTAATACCGTCACGTCCGCTAAGGTCGCGGTGTTCACAGTAACGGCTGCGGCTAACGGTTCGGGCGTGACGACCCTGACTGTGACAGGTGGCGTTGGGGGCACAGCGCTGGCCGATAACGACCCCGTTTCGGTGCAATTCTACCGCAAGGGTGACACGGGGGCTACGGGTGCAACGGGCGCAGCCGGTGCCACGGGTGCCACGGGTGCGACCGGCGCTGACGGCGCTGACGGTGCGGACGGTGCGGACGGGGCCACGGGTGCCACGGGGCCGAGCGGCGCTGACGGTGCGGACGGTGCGGACGGGGCCACGGGTGC